CAGTTGTCTGAGCAATTTTCTTCACCCTTTCGATAAGTTTTTGTTTTCGCGCCTGCAGCAAGCGGTCACGGTATTCTTCGACCTGTTTCTGCCTCGCGGCGACGCCGGTGTCCTCGTAGGCCGGGAACGTTACAACGCTGACCTCGTGAAGGTCGATCTCTTGGATGGTCCACTTCACGGTGCCGTCGTCGCGCCACTCCGTGTCCTCGCGCACAATATTGAACCCGAACGAACACTGATCCATGTCACCACGTTTTACCCTCTCGTAGAGGTTCATGGCATCAGTGTCATTCGGGTTGATCTTGATCCGGCCCCAAAGGCCGTAATTGTCAGCTCGCAGTTCCAGCGTCCCGGCTTTTGTCCGACCAAGCACAAGTCGCGTCTCGTGATTGATCAGCGCCCGGATGTCGTTAGAAAGCGTGTTGTTGAACGCACCCGGCGCAATCTCCTCAAAAGCGCCTTTCCATAACTCCGTTTCCCGGTTGAACACGGCAAAATAACCCTCGATGATCAGATCGCCGCTGTCGCCTTCGGCTCGCGTCCTGAGTTCGGTTTTCAGACTGCGCGTTTGCCTTGTCTCCCTACTCATCCCCTCCCTCACCTCCTTGCTCAAGTTTCTTCTGATCACCGATCATCCCACGAGGGATGTAGTTTTCGAGGATGACGAGCTCGTCCAGTCCCTCTCGCGGAGAAAGACCGACCCAATCACGGACCTCGTTGCCATCCATAAGCCCACGGACGAACATCTCCATGCCGATCCTGGTCAGCTCGCCGAGATCGTAGGCGTAAAGACTCCGAGCAGACAGACGGAAGTACAGTTCCGGCGCATACAGAATCTTGCTGGTTAGCTCCTGGCCGATGATCGTCCCGATCGAAGCGATCCGCGTCCGGATGAAGTTGTTGACTTCGTCTTTCTTGAACTCGCCGACGCCCACGAAAAAAGGCGGCACGCCAATCATGGCCGCCACCGTTCGCTTGTCGATCTGCACGCTCTCGTGGATCGCGATGTCCTGCAGGCTGAGCGGCTTCACCGTCTCCACCCGGATGATCCCCTCGGGCAGAATCCACGGCTTACCACTCTGTCCACTGCCGATGTATCGCTCGATCAACTTGTCACGTTCTTCCTCGCTCGCAAACTGCGACGAGTCCGCATCGACCATAACGATCACGCTCGGCCGCCACTTGTCACCCATGAAGGCGTTCTTCGTCTTCGCCGCTTGTGCGAGGTTCGCCACGACATCCTTGAGGATCAGCCGATACCCGCGTCCGCGCCACGGCTCTTGTGGGTCCGGGTTGATCTTGAAATGCAGGACCTCGTCATGGTTGTAAACGCGGCCGTTGATCGCGACCTGATAGCCGGTCGCGAGTCCGATCGCATTCTGCTGCGGCGGGAGAATGGTCACCATATGCGCAGGAACGGGGATCAGCTCGTCGATCAAGCCATCGCGGAACTGCGGGAACACAAACGCATTCCCGTCGCCTTCGAGCAGCATCGTGTGCACGATGTGATAGAGCCACGCCTTTCGGGTCATCAGCGAGTACGGTTCGATGTCCACCTTCCGTGAGAGCTCGTTCTGCACCCGCTCATGGCCGCCGTCAACGTTCCGCATCAGGTGGATGGTCATGTTCGATACCATGTCGGCGATCCGGTCGACGGCCATCCTGACCTCGGGATTTTCGGACAGCCTGACATACCCGGACGGGAGCGTCAGATCATCGCCCTTAAGCCAGTATCCGAGCAGCGTATCGCTGCCGGAGCTCCGCTGCTGGGTCGGCTGCCGCGCTCGCTGTCGCTGTCTCTTGCTCAAGCACTCTCACCACCTTTTCCGCCTTTCAGCCATTCGCCTTGTGCCTTCGCCAGGTCGTTATCCTCGATAAAACGCACGCAAGCAAAAACCGACGCATCGAACAGGTCGATTCGTCGGTTCTCACTGATTTTTTCGTATTGGATCATGTCGTCGGTTTTCTCGATGCCGTGCACGTTCTGGACGCAATACTCGTAAGCGTCCGAATGCAGATAGTAAAACTTGCCGAGCTTCGCTTTTTGCTCAATTCGCCGGAAGCCCTGCGACTTGCGCCAGAAGTATTGTGGTTCATCAACCAACTTGAAACCAGCCTTTTTGGCGTCTCGGAAAAAATCCGTGGAAAACTTCCGGTCAAAACCGATTTGCTTAATCCGGAAACCCTTTGCCTTCATTTCCTTGAACCACTTCACGATTTCGGCATGGTTCGTGACGGCGCTGTTCGTCATGGTGAGCCAGCCGTCGTCTTTCCAGCCGAAAAGCGGGATTCCATCCTCCTCGGCCTTCTCGGTCGCCGCCACAATCGGGAACCAGGCGTGCGTGATGACGATCGCCACGTCCTCGTATTCTCCATACAGCGCGGCCGCCGTGAGGTCGTGCAGTTTCGCCAGGTCGGCGCCGCCGTACCAGTTGATCGGCAGTTTCGCGAGCTCTTCGATCTTCCAGCAGTACTCGCGATCAGACAACCGGAATTCGTGGATGTCGAAATAGGCGTTCATCGCGGCCGTGTAGACGTTCAAACTTTTGGCGAGAAAATCCTTCCGCTGCTGCGGGTCGTTCTGGGCCTGGAGCGCCTCGTTCAGCATGTCTTCCGGCCGGATCGTCACGCCGTAATTCGGGTTGGCCTTCTCGTGCTGGATCGGATTCGTATAATCGACGTTCCCGCGCTCATCCTCGTCCGCTTTCGCAATGAACACAAAATACTGCTCATCCCGGACGGTCTTGTCCAAGATCTTCTTGCAGTATTGCAGACGCTGGTAGCAAAACGACGACATATCATCACCGGCCGTCGTGATGCCGATCATGAGCTTGTTCGTGTACGCCTTCATGGCCTCTTTGATGATGTTGTACTGCTTCGGCCGAGTGTAGGCGTGCAGCTCATCCGCTATGGCAATGTTGCAGTTGAGCGAGTCCTGCCGGTCCGGATTCGCGGCCAGCGCCTCAATGTAGATCGATCCGTCGCCCAGGTCGCCGCTGATGCTGTGCTCCTGGTTATTGTTCAGTATCCGAAAGTTTTCTTCCTCACCCATACGTTTGAGGTTATACAGGATAAAATTAAATGCCTGTCTCGACTGCTTCAACGCATGGGCAGTAATATAAATTGTCGATCCGGATCTCCGGTGCAACACCCCGAGTGCAAATGCAAGCGAACCGGAAAGAGGCGTCTTTCCGTTTTTGCGTGGAACGTAAATAAACGCCTCTTTGAAGCGGCGTTCATTCGTGCCGGCTTTCCAAAAGCCTAGCAGGTTGTAAATGATAAACTTCTGCCACGGTTCCAGCAAAAACGGTTTTCCGCGCAGCGGCGTACCGTCCAACGCTTCGCCTTTTTCATGAGCAAATGTCCGCTCAATAAACTGGATGACAAACTCCGGGTCTTTCGTCCGAAACTCATATTCCGGATTCTGCAAGTCGTCCAGAAACCGCTGGCAAGCCTGGACGATTTCACGCCCAGCGATCTTCCGGCCCTCGACGATGCTCCTGGCGTACTCCAAGACAACGTCAAGGTTTTTAGCCTCACTCAAGCGCGCTCAGCGCTGCGGCCAGCGCGGATTGTTTTTTCGTCTCGACGGTGATCCCATCGATGGTCTTCGGGTTCAGACACAAACGGTCTGCGTACGCCAGTATGTCTTTTCGGAGGGATTCGAGCGTGGCGACGATCGGCGCTTTCTTGGAGCCACCCTGATCGGTAGGGACCTCATACTGGTATCCACTGGCTGCGAATTCTTCGGACAGCCGTGTATACTGCTCGACCAATTCAGCGTAAATATCGATGATCCTGTCGTACTGCTTCTTGTAGGTACCGAGCTCTTTCATGTCCCGGATGGTTGCGCGCTTGATCGCCGCTTTCGTCGTTTTCGCCATCTCTGCATCACCTCCCGAAAAAGTTTTCCAGACCTCGCGCTATTGGAAAAGGGGCCCCAGCCCGGTCCCTAACGGCCCTCCTTACTCGGTCGAAGGGGAGGGGGGCTTATAAGGGGATCGCCGTCGCGAGCATCCTTTCCAGAACCTTCACTCTGTCGAAATAAAACTTTTGTTCTTCCAATGCAT